AGTCCGCTCAGAATTCCAGCGATGGTGAAGTTCAGGATTCATGTTTCTCCTCCGAATCGTAAGTAGTCGGCAACGCTGGCCACAGCAACGCCTGCGTTTGCGATCTTGGTAGCAACCCAGGGTTCAAAGTTGTCGTCTGGATACAGCATGCCAAGCATGATATCAATTTTTTCCCGCATTACGCGAAGTTGCGTAATCAGCATTTGAGCATTTGGCTCGTCGGAGTGGAACCGATCAGAGAAGTCTTCGGTCTCGGCGTAGTTAGGGGCAGCAGCCATAGCCAAGTGCCCATCCTTCGCATTTGACTTTTTAATCTCTTCCATTCGCGGCATGCGAATCTTTTGCTCACCCATTTCAGGATTCTTCTGATCACCACCACCCGGAATCGGTTCCTTCGGGAGGTAGTTTGGGGTCATTTCAGCGGTGGCAATGTCGCCTTCACCGTGTTCCGCATCTTTCTTAACGGGGACACAGTTTGGGACTTTGCGCCCATTCTTATTCTTCATTCCCACGGCTTGATAGCCTTTCCAGCAGGGGTCATCTTTCATTTTTTCAATGAAGTCCTCTGACCAACCAAGTCCTTTCAGTCTGTCAAAATCATAGTCAATCATCGGTGTCTCCATTCACGTAAAGAAGAAAGTTCGTCACGAATATCATCTAGCCGTCGGTCAATTGAGTTATGCCAGGTTTCTTCTCCCCGAATGTGCACCATTAACTCTTCTTTCGTCACATATTTCTCCGGAAGAGTGAGGCGGACATCCATCAGGGTTTTATCCAGATTCTCAACTTTTTCAGTCAAGCCCCGCATTACAACGTTGCTAGAGTTTTGAATCTTCTCAAACTTCTTGGAGTTTCTGTCAAGCACCCAACCAAGGCCGGAAATGATTGTGGCAACCGAGGCAACTACCCCCAACAGGTCTATTCCAAACATTTCTCACTCCGTCGGTAATCCTGACTCGCCGGCTGCCAGACGCTTTTTGACAGACTCCGGAAGACCTGACTCCCAGCCATGTTCTTTAGCGATTGAAATAATCTTTCGCATAATTGCGCGGGGATTAGCAGCGCGACCCACGGAAGACCAGGCAGCAGCAACATCGATGGGGCCAGCAATTGGGAACGACATGTCGGGCCCTGCGAAAGAACCTTTGACTTTTCCTTCCTTCAACGCTTTGCGCTTCTCAGTGCTCCACTCACGATACTCCTGGTCTCTTTGCTTTTTGTTAACGCAAGAGGAGCAGTGACCGCACGAGCACGACTCTTTAAAAGCCCCACCGGGTATAGGCATACTCAGGAGCTCGGAGTCCTGGGAATCGCCCTCAGAGAAACCATACTCGTTCTTCTTCATTTCTTTGAACGAGGCCATGCGAGATTTCTTTCGGTCAAAAATCTCTTTCATGGCATCTTTGCCATCGGCATTGTCATTGTAGTCACGATTGACCAGACCAGCCCGCTTTTCGCGATGCTCGGCATTCATTTTGAGAATGTTCTCGTTGTGGTTTGACATCATGCCGTCTAGACCGGGCCGCCACTTCTTTCCGGTGGCATTCATTTTTTTGAGTTGTTCGCCACTGATGGCATTGCTCGCGTTGATTCCTCCACCCACACCGGGCAGAGTCACACTGCTAAAGTCAAAGGAGGATCCGTACATGGTCAAGCTCCGGGCCAGTTGATTTTGCGAACATTAAAACGCTGATTAAGAACGTCTGGAGTCTTTCCGGTCAGGTCCTTAACCTCTTGAAAGGTGATTGGCTCTACCTTGCCATTTTTGACGATTCCCAAGACATAACGGCTGCCTTCTTCGCGACCGAGGTTCAGGTACTTGTGAATATGTGCCAAGGACTCGTCAACCTCTGGGGCGTTCACTCCGGGTTCTCCAGTTAGCCCGCATACGATAAAATTTTCCGGAAGTTTGGGCACCACTACTTCCCACATACGCAGAAGTTGCCGTCCCGGTCGCATAGCTTTTGCGGTGTCAATTCCTTGGGCAATAGTAGTATTGTGAAGGTAAAATCGTTGACGATTCCCGTTCAGGCAGAGTTTAGCGGAATACCCGTCGCCCTCTGCGATGAAGTGGACCTCAGGACGGGAGGTTAAAATAACGTAAGTCTCTTCGGGTGCTTCTGGACGAAGGTAGTTTGCAAATACAGCAAGATCTTCGAGCTTCTCTTTGTAGGAGTCCGGGTCCCCAGCGTCGATGGCTGCTTGAAGCCGCTGATTGATCTCAACGGTTCGTATAGCTTGAAGATCATACTCCTTACGTTGATCTTCCGCAGATCGAAAAGTCATGGTCACGCAGAACTCATATATTTATATTTACCCTAGTTCACTCTTCTTCGTCTTCTTCGTCATTAGAGGATCCTGCAATCTCATTGATCAGATGCTCAACCTCTTCATCACTCATACTTTCAATCTCTTCGTCACCGTCGACCACTTCGTCAGAGAGGTAGGAGTTTGGGTTGAAAGGTGATTTCAAGTCTTGATCCGGACCTTTTCCGCTCGGATACTTCCAGAGCCCTGTATGTTCGATCCAAGGAGAAGTGTTGGTAACTACGTTAGTTGGTAATCCGGAGTTGTTTGCAATCTCATCAGCGTCTGGTGAAGCGAGTTGCTGAGCGTAAGCTGCTCGAAATGCTTCGACCGCTTCCTGGTTAAAATCGCCACCGATTCTATTAGACATGTTGGTTTATTATCGCTTCTTGATTTTACCCGAAGGGTTTTGCAGCATTTTGCTGTTTCCCATGAGTTTTTCTTTATATTTTCCTACTTCTTTGCTCACTTCCGCACGAAGTTTACCTTCTGCGATCAATCTCTTTTTCTTATCTTCTCGAGACTCTTCGGGTTCGGGTTCTTGTTCCTGCAGGTCGAGTTCATCAACCGCTTCCTCAGGGTCTTTACCTTCGGGGTGGGTTTCCCGGGTTAAACGGTCTAGTAGTGCGTCGAAATGGTCGCGCAAACGACGCCGACAAACTCCGTCGATTGCGATCGTCATCGGGCCACAAGGCAACCGATGCTTCTTAATCTCTTCTTTAACGTTCATTTTAAGCTCCTGTGCGACGGGGCATCCACCCGTCTGGCATTCTGTTGTAGTGGACTCCCGCTTTCTTTTCTTTACGAGGTTTCATATCTTTTCTGTTTTCCTCTCTCATTGAAGTGATCATTGCGTCACGCATCGCACGGAGATGTTCGCGAGGGACAGAGCAACGGTCGCTGTCACGGTAAGAGCGGTACTTATGCGCAACATCAGAGGGGTCATCGCACTGCAGCATCATGTTCCAGATGCCGAGTGCTTGTGAGTCTTTTAGTGTGCCTGCCGGGAGTTTCGCTTCAATCTCAGAGCGATCTGGGCGACGGAATCGGGTGTCTTTTCTCATGATTCTGCTCGAGGTGATTTTTCAGGGTATTTTTTCAGTATATCAGCGCCCCACTTTACAATGTCCGGTTCTAAAAGTTTAAAAGATTCCGGGGGGAGACGATCTTTATAGATTTTAATATAGTTTCGAACCATGTCTTTTGTGCTTCCTCCGTTTTCCATCCACTCTTTATTCCAGACCTTTTTCACCTCACTACGAATAGCAGCAGCATCCTCATCCGATAAGTGTTTACGAGCGAGGCCGTAAGCACGGCCAAACACTGCGGGTTGAGTGTTTGTAAGACGTCCTCCAGGACCAAGACCGTAAAGTCCGGAAACAAAGAAACTGTCTCGATTAAATAAATATTTCATATTGGATGGGGATATCTTGATCAAATCCGCATCTCCCATGCTTTTTGGATTCATCGAGGCTAGCGTCTTCTTTAGTGCATCCTTAGCTCTTCCTTTTTTCGCTGCATTATCGTAATATGCTCGTAAAGCAGCTCGATCTTTAGGGTCAGGTAAGCTATCAATCCATTTCTTCAGCTCAGTGTCAGCTCGTTGCCTTTGAGCTCCTGACCTTGCAAGCACCCAGTTGCTTGGGTGATCCAATCCTCCTTTACTTACAGGGCGCATGTGTTCGACATCGAAGTCGGCGGGAGATAAAATCCGCTTTGAAGATCCATACGCATCTGTTCCACCTTGTTTGAAGAACATGTCGAAGACGGATAAACCTCGCGCCTTAGACCCATTATTACCCGTTGTTACTTCATTACCATTTTTGTCAACCGCGTACCATTTACCCTTACCCGGGTTTCCACTATTATTTAACTGATTCTTAGCAGCTTGCGGTAACGCATCGTACAACAGTTCCAGGTCTTTCGAGGCTAGATTTACGCCTCGTGAGAAAACATCTTTTTGGAAAGCTTTCCTAACTTTTTCATCAAACTCAGCTTCACCTAGTCGATCTCTATTTGCTTTCAAGTCAGCAATCTCTAAAGCAGTTAAAAGTCGAGACTGCCCTGGAGTAGTGGTTCCAAACATTTTTTCGCCACCGGAAGCTGACTCTTTGGTCAGATGTTGACCAGCCAGTATAGCCGCACGCCCAAGTTCTTCATCGCGCTGAGACCCCTCCTCAATATTTCCCCTCTTTAATAAATGACCAACTACTTTTCGAATCTCGTTTTGTACGGGCTCTGGAAAGTCAACTAAACAATCATCACTAGCTGCAATACAAGTGGCGGAGCAGTTTTTGCCTTTAGTGCAACGTTTACGAGCTCCACCAACTGCTTCTGCTTTAGCCGAACGTATTTCCGAGGCAGTTGGACCACGCTGAGGCATCGGGGAAGCAGGTCCTGCAACCCCCATACGCTGTGCTGCTCGATCAATACGAGCATCCTCCCCCCGCAGCATACGCGAGTCAGCAAAGTCGAAGTTGCAGGTCTGCCGTGTTTCCATCAGTTTTCGTAAGCTTCTAGTATGTCAGCAATCACGCCGTTTCTAACAATGTCACTTCTGTCAAACTTCACTGTACCGACTCCTTGAATGTTAGTTAGTCGATGATAAGCGTCCAGGAGACCATTGTCATTTTTAAACACCTCTAGATCGATTTGTCGAGTGTCACCCGTAATTATAACTTTGGAGTTTTCACCCACCCTGCTGATGACAGTTTTAATATTTTCCGGGAGGGCGTTTTGTGCTTCATCAAAGATAATCAGACACTCATTGAGAGATCTACCTCGAACATCCTCCAGCATAAGGGGTTCAACGATTTTCTTCTCTACGAGGTATTTTGCGGCACCTTGGGACCTCATCATTACGACAAGGTTATCGTAAACGGGTCCAACAAGAGGAGCCATTTTTTCTTCCATGGTGCCGGGTAATGCGCCCCTGCCTCTTTGGTAGGAGCACCCAACATCACTTCGAACATAGTGAATCTTGCCGATGTTGCCCTTGCTGATTTCAGTAAGACCCCACCACAGGGCAACCAGAGTTTTCCCAACTCCGGAGGGCCCAATGGCAATGGTTACAGTGTTCCTGTTCAAGCAAGACCAGAGATCTTCTTGATGATCGGTTTTTGGATAGAACGGTAGAACATCCATCCCCTTGGAATAGGAATGTTCTAGCATTTGAGCATTCTCGGCACGGCGCTTACTGCGCTTTTCCTTTGAACTTAGCATTGGAGTGAGGTGACAGTCGGTGGATACGGTGTATGCTTCGCTGCTGATTAGAACTACATCTAACTCACCCCCGTGAAGATAATCCTGTGACATTGGGGTCTGCCCAGGTACTATCTGGTTTTACCCGGATGTCTTCAGAGAGTCCACCATTGGCCTTGCTCTAGCAACCACTCAATGTAGGCGCTCCGCGAAGTCGTCAAATCCACCTTTTCCTCCACACCATCGGGAGTATCGTTCGGTTCCATATTTCGCTGCTTTCTCTAAAAGACGGTCTGCTGCCGGATCGGTAATCAAGACTTTTGTACCAAAGTCATTTTGCATCATCGATGCGTTGCGATCAGGGTTCGGATGATTTGCCATGGTTCCAATGAGTGAACATTAGAAACTTTTTACGCGGTTCCATCGCGTTTACATCTCAAGATCCCAACCGATGTTTCGCTTTCCGCTTCGAACTCCCCGAAGAAAGGAAGAGCGAGGGTCCGCTTCACCACTTACCGAGTCGTAATCGGGATCGTTTATAGCATGGTCGGAAGGGAACATTCGTAAACGACCACGAGAGAGATTGGAGAAAACATTCTTGTCGTTGAACCCTGGCCTCGTCAACTCACCAACAAAACGTTTATTCTGAATAATCGAATCTTGCAATCCTCGATCGATTTTATCGAGTTTCATCGAAAAGTACGTCAGCGCCCAAGTGAAGGCATCCGTACGGTCATCATGTTTTACAAACGGGAAGGTCGTCAGCTCTTTCACAAACGGGTCGATCCACTCTCCCTCAAGCATACGAACTCGATTAAACTCCATGAGTGGGGCAACTGCTTGAAGGCGGATCGTTTTCGACTTCAAAGGTTTCATTTCTTCGATCGGAATCTTTGCTTCTTTTTTCAGCATTTGAATCAAAGACTGACCCGAAGCAGCTTTTTCAATGCATAGTACGCGAGCATCATAGTAAGCGTATAAATGCTTCACTTTCGCAATCAAGTCAGGGAAACCGAGCCGCCCGGTAATAATCTCACGAATGTAAACGATTCCTGGGGACCTGTGTGAGATCGAAGCAACACAGATGGCAGTCTCGTCAGCCAGCTCTTTCTCTGAGAACGCACAGTCTACCGCCATCCACGTCAAGTCAAAACCGGGACAGTCTTTCGCCTCAACTCGAGTGATCCAACTGTCCTTGATAATCTGACCTTCTGCTGCAACAGGATTACCCTGATAGAGGGCGGCAAACGCAAACGAACCCATGGTCTTCTTTTGAGCCATAAGCATGTCCACGGTAAACGCGGTGTTGCTCGGCCAATGGGATTCGCCAAGGTCGCGCTCGAGAGGGTCTAAAGCCCTTTGCTCGGCAGTCTCGATCAAACCAGCAATATTTACCCAGCGCCAACCGTTAGGGTTCTCTTCGGGATCGTAAATGCCGTCAGCCTCCATGAGCACGCCGTGAAGGTCATGGCTGTGAAACCGAGTAGCAATAACCATTTGGCACCAGTTGTTGGTGCGTCGAGTTGACGCCTGCTCACCCCACCATGACTCCAGAGCTTCGAGAGCGGCTGTCGAAGTCGAGTCTTTGAGGGGGTCGTCCACGATCATAGCGCCGACGCCGGGACTGGTAATGTTTGTGGTGCCAGCGGTGAATCCTGTAAGAACTCCGCCAACAGAGGTAGGAAGGATGTAACCACCGCCTAACATATCGTATTTAGAGTCAGGAGAGAACCCTTTCCAATCCGGAAAAATCCTGCGAAACTCCGGATGTTTGAGGTATCCAATTGTGTCCTTATGGAACTTACCGGACAATTGCTGACCGTAGGATGCGATAATGTGCTGTGTCTGTTGATCTCTTCCTAGCAACCATGCAACAAACATTGACGCAAGCATTGATTTGCCCGAGCGCGGCGGGCACGATACAATCAGACGGCGGTAGCGTTTATTTGCAAGGTCTTCGAAAGCGGAGGCAATCACCTCGTGAAAAGCAACCACCTTCAGGTCACCTTTTTTCATAATGTCAGCGAACGCTAGAAAGCAGTTTTGCGCTGCTTTATATTTATATTCCTCAATAATAGAGGCAGGTGCCTCCATGACAATCAACTCTTGAAGACCACGAATGTATTTTCGCCACGTGCTGTGTTCATCCAACAGACTGGCTTTGGTTATTATGGGGCGCATTAGAAGTTGCTAATTCTCTTAAGTAGTTCTTCCACTTTTCCATCGTATTCACGTGCCAGCTCCTGTTCAGACGGAGTTTCTTTCGCGGTTAGAATAACGATGTCGTCAGTAATCTCACGATGTGCTTTCACAGAAGCCGAGAAGATTTGAACCAAGTCTCGCGTTGAGCACTCGGACATTTGGTCCTGAAGGAGGCCAATCGCTTCATTGGCGACTTTAAGCGCCTCCTCAGCAAGAAACTCCTTTTGCCGAATGATCGCATCTTTCTCTTTGGACTCAGCCATTAGGTCATTCTCCTACGACATTTACCACAACCACCACGAGGCGTGGGATTGCGCTTGAATTTGTGAATTTGCTGCAGGATGCGAGTTGCAAGGTCTGTATTGCCCGCTCGCACCGCAGCGTGATAACTTTGCCAAAGTTGCTGAGCGGACTGCATTCGCAATGGGGACAGATGCCTTCTTTTACCCTTAACAGGGTTGGGAAGGATTATCCAAACCATTCGAGCACGGGAGGCAACCAAGTTTCCAAAGAGAGTTGATTTCCGCCAACTCAAACGTGCCTTCCATCAACCACCCTTTTCCTTGAGGGGACTGTGCCACAAAGTAGAAACGGCCCTTCGGTGTCTGAATAAAAGTTTGTGTCTGAATACCAATTAGGGCACCCCCGTCTAGATACAACTTGGGAGCGTCTGGATTGAGCGGATCCACATACAGAAACTGAAATCCACCAAGAACAACAGCGAACTCGCCATAGTTCATGCTTTGGGTCCAGCTAGAATCTAGCCCAGCAGCGGAAGATATAGGCCCACTTTTTGCCACTGTATCAGTCCAGAGTTCTACCGCATACCGAGCCAATTTCTTACCCGTGTTACAATAGAATACTTCGCGCAATGGCTGCTTGGTATTGGCATCAAACACCGTTACTACCAAACGACCATCCTCAGTGTAACTGTCATTCGACAGCAGATAGATAGGTTGCCCGAGAGGGTCTTCCATAAAGACGCAATCGGGGTCACAGATAAACACCCAGTTTCCGCTTTGCGTCAATTCATTGCTCCACCGGATCCCATAACAAGCATCATAGTCTTCCGGTGGCTGACCGTCACAGTCGTATGCCGGAACGTAGATGTCGCCGGTGGCGTTATCAAGGATTCCGCCGAGGGGTAGCTTTGCTTCGACACCCAACGCAGGAAAAAGCTGACGACAATCACCACGCTGGACACAGGGATCTAACGCAACGTATGGCAACGCCTCTTCAATGATCAGCTGATAGACCTGAGTGTAAGTGTATTGGGACTGGTCTGTAAGACCCGTAAAGTCCTCATTTACACAAACAAAAGGTTCGATAACTTGGACGTAGGCTCCGCTGGGGACACCCCCGTTGAGTGTGATGAACGCACCGGTCAGCAACTGAGTGGCAAAATCGTGGCCCGAAGAAGTTAAATAATTTTGACAGGAAAAATTCAGTTCGAATCGCATTGAGCGCTCAAACACCATTGGAATGCGGTTTTTTACTGTGTTACTGGCACCGGTATAACGAACAACAATATTATTCGTCTGACTGACGACCCCTTCCTTATCAATAACATCAGCAAGGCGCAAAACATTCACCCCGATCGGAATCAGCGGACTCGCGATCAGGGCGTCGCACATGTATTGCTCAATTCTTGTTATCGTTGAGAGTTGCAAGTTACTTCCGGTCGATAGCAACTTTTACCCGATTTTGCTTTGCAAAATAAAAGCCCCGCCGAAGCGGGGCGAGAGCAAGGGGTTACGCACCCACAGGCATAATGACGAGGTTAACTGAAGGTATCGCAGGATATGGGGCAGAAGCCGGTTCGCCAAGCATCTGAGCATTGACGTTGATAGACCACCACCATGCCTCAATGTAATCCCCAGCCGCCAGAGTAATGATCCAAGGGGTTGTGGCTAGCTGAGCCGCTCCGTTACCAACAAGGGTCAGGTTGAAGGCTGAGTTAGCAACATTGACACCGTTCTTCTTAAACCAAACGTTGATGTCGTCGGTGCCGGAATCGGTTTTTTGAACCTGGTAGGCAGCGATGACACTGTAGGTACCTGCGACAGCAGCGGTGATTTGAGTGCCACTTACAACCGAAAAGTTGTTGCTGGCGATGGTGGCGTCAAACGTTACGGCATTACCGTTTGTAGTATCAGCATTCGTCTGAGTGGTCGTGCGAACAAACGAACCGTAGTTGGCAGGGACCGCAGCGGAAGTGGTCCAGGTGGGTGCAGCGCCCGAGCCACCAGAGACGAGAATCTGACCTGCAGTGCCGTAACTCGGAGTGGTTCCAACACCAACAGCGCCACTTTGGTTAATCTGCAGCTTAATGTTGCCCGCACCGTCAGCCAGGACAACGTTGTTCGACAGAGCTGCCGTGCCTAAGTAACGACCTAAGATCGTGTTATGGATGCCAGTAGTAACGCTCGCGCCGGACTGGTATCCAACGAAGGTATTGCCACCACCGGAGGTAATAGCTTGACCCGCAGAGTGGCCGAGAACGGTGTTGTATCCACCGCCGAGGCTTCCAACGCCACCTGCTCCAAACCCGATCGCTGTGTTACCTTCAGAGTTAGTGGCAACAGCACCACCAGAGCCAGAACCGACGAAGGTGTTTTGAGTGCCCGTCGTAATGGTGTCGCCGGCGCAGACCCCAATTAAAACGTTGTTCGATCCGGTTGAGAGTTGCTCACCTGCGTTGCAACCAACCGCAACGTTGTTCGCCGCCGTCGAAGCGTTGACCATCGCACGGTGACCCAAAGCGGTGTTACCTGAGGAAGTGGAGAGACTTGAAAGAGCGCCACAACCAACAGCCA